TCTACGCTTCTGTCAGCGGCGTATCAAGGAGAAGTATGTGTTGATATTAACTCTCCGAACTCAGGAACAGACGTTCCTATCGGAACACGTAATACACCTGTTAATAATCTAGCCGACGCTAAGGCGATTGCTGACATAGAAAGTCTTCACCAGATCCGCATCTTGTCATCTATGACGATTGCCGACGTAGATTTTAGCGAGGGCTATAGATTTATTACTGACAGTCCTGCGCTAGTGCAGCTGACTATTGACCCTAGTGCTAATGTTCGAGGCTGTGACTTTGAGTTTTGCTTTGTTCAAGGAACGCTGGACGGAAATAACATTTACCGCCAGTGCCTTATTGGTGACATTAATTTTACGTCAGGTTTTATTTTTCAGTGCTCTCTAAACGGGACAATTACTTTAGAGCCGGGAGCATTGCTGGGTATTCTGGACTGCTTTTCAAACACACTAGCAGGCCAGCCTAACCCGAAAATAGACTTTAATGGCTCTGGGCAGCTTTTGCTCAGAAACTACGCAGGCGTTATCGAGTTGCTTAACCACACAGACACTAATCTCGATGGCGATGTTTGCATAGACATGACTTCTGGTGTTGTTATTGTTCAGCCCAGCTGTACAGCAGGGTTTATGCCTATTAGAGGTATAGCCAGAGTTGATGACTTTTCTACTGGCACTTGTGATGTACGGGACTTAACAGTTAACCAAAGTATTGAGGACATACCAACTAACTTACTCAGTACAGAAGTTGAAACAGGATTTAACTTCGGACAATTACTTAGAGGATTTGCTTCAGTATTGTTTGGTAAGATGATTCAGAAAAGTGCTACTGATAAAACTGAAGTGTATGGTCTTGACGGAACTACACTGCGTATCGAAGCACCAACGACTAATACAACAAGAGGCGAACCCACTTATTTAGATCTTGACTAATGTTTCAAAATAATCAATACTTTCAAAAAAGCTGGTTTGGCAAGAAATATTTTCTACAACGAACAGTTGAAATAGCTAAGGCCGGATACTACGGCAGTAAAAAGTTCTATGAAGAAAAGATTAGCCCAGCTATTAAGCAGATGATTATTGACGAAGACAAGCTAATATTAAAAGTTATACTTGAACTATTTAATAAGAAACAACTATGACTGAACTAGAAGAACTGTACAAAGAAAGAGAAAGAATTATTAATCTCTTAAAGCAACAGCAAGAAAAAAACAAAGATAGAAATAAAGATTCTCTACTAACTTAATTAAGGAACTATCATGGCAAAAACACCTATTCGAGGAACTACAGACAACGGTGCAGCAGTGCAAGATGTACGAACGCTTGGCGATACTGTACAGGCACAAACTGCTTGGTCTGTAACCGACTATACCCCACACGCATCAGGCGCTGTTCCAGTAACATCAAACGCAGCGACTGATCTTGATACAGTAGCCGCAGCTCTGGATACTTTGCAGGGAGAAGTAACAGCCCTTAAGGTTATCCTTGACGCTGCGGGTATTACAAGCTAATACTAGCTTGACGAGCGAAAGCTCACCTTAACTCTTAGGCCACCTAGAAGTTAAAGCCCCTGACGTACTTGTGCACGTACTAAAGGATACCTTAAACTGACAGCCCCGTAAGGAGAAGAAATGTCTGAAGCACAACCAAATGCGTATAACGCAAACAAACCTTGGCACAATGTAAAAGAAAACGAGTTTAAAGATAGTAACTCCCTTTTTGTGCCACAACAAGCTGACCCGTTTTCTAAGGACTCCGATGAAGAATCGGCCACTCCACCTGACGCTACTCAGCAACATGACTGGCAGAAACGCCACAGCGACCTGAAAAGCTATCATGATCGTAAGATGAATGAAGTTAATCAGGAGCTAAGAGATCTGAAGGCTAAAATCGAAATCATGGGAAAAGAGAAGGAACAACCTTCTTATCAGCCCCCGAAGACGCCGGAAGAAGTAGAAGCCTATAGGCAAAACAATCCAGAACTTTTGGATGTTATGGAGACTGTTACTCATACTAAGACTGAGGCTCTTGAAAAGGAGCTGTCTGAAATTAAAGAACGTGAAAAGCGTTTGATGAAAAAAGAAGCTCAGGCTTATTTGATGTCAGCACATCCAGACTTTGCTGAGATTAAGGACGATCCTATGTTCCATGAGTGGGCAGAGAATCAACCTTCTCAGATTAAAGATTGGATCTATAACAACCCTTATGATGGTGAGTTAGCTGCTCAGGCTATTACACTCTATAAAGCCGCAGCTGGTGTGCCACAATCAGACACACAAAACGCAGCCTTGCCTGCGATTGATCCTGACGCTGCAAGCTTAGTCCCAACCCGTAATGCCGGAGTTGAGACAGGCCAGCAGAAAAAAATCTGGACTCGTTCTGAAATTAAGGCTCTGACTCCAGACCAATATGACAGGTACGAAGATGAGATTGATCAGGCTATCGTTGAAGGCAGGGTTATTAATAAATAATTCTAGCAAATAAAAGGTAAATATCATGGCCGATTTTGAAGAAGGCTCAACACCCAGTATCTCTAACTTTGATACTGCTATTGCTGGTCAGACGAATGCGTTCTTCCTTCCTGAGGTTTACAGTAAAAAGGTTCAAAACTTTTTCCGCAAAGCCTCAGTGGTTGAAGCAATCACTAACACTGACTACTCTGGCGAGATCGCTGCTTTTGGCGATACCGTAAACATCATTAAAGAACCGACGATTACTACTTACGATTACACTCGTGGTAGCGATACGACTCAGACTTTGCTGACTGACCAAGAACTTACTATGGTAGTTGACCAAGCTCGTGCGTTTAAGTTCATCGTAGATGACATTGAAAAGCGCATGTCTCATGTTAACTGGAAAGAAGTAGCTTCTGGCTCAGCTGCATATGCACTGAAGGATCAGATGGATTCTAACGTACTTACGTACATATCCGCTAATGCTTCAGCTGCAAGCCCCGACATGGTTATCGGTGCCGACGACGCTACGGCTGACGATCTGCCTAACCTCGGTCCAGCCGAGTCTGTACATATCGGTTTCTCAACTGGTACTTCTGACCCGATTGATCTTCTGTCACGTATGGCTCGTCTGCTGGACGAACAAAACGTACCGGAAGAAAATCGTTGGTTTGTAGCCAGCCCGGAATTCTATGAAGTCCTTTCAGAATCTAGCTCTAAGCTGCTTTCTGTTGACTACAATGCCGGTGCAGGTTCAATCCGAAACGGTCTGGTAACTTCTGGTCTGCTGCGTGGCTTTAAGATGTACAAGTCAAACAACATGCCTGCTGGTGCCAACTCAAGCATTGCTCTGGCTGGTCACATTTCTTCTGTGGCTACTGCTGGCACGATGCTGAACGTAGAAACCCTGCGTGATCCGACTAGCTTCGGTGACATTGTTCGTGGTCTTCACGTCTATGGCCGTAAGGTTCTGCGACCTGAAGCAATGGTTAAAGCTTTCTGGAATACTACTTCAGACGCTTAATCAAACTAGGGGAGGTCTTTCGGGGCCTCCCCAAACTTTAAAGGTATATAATGTCTACTACATATCTTACAGCTACTAATGAGATCCTTAAGGAACTTAATGAAGTAGAATTGAACTCAGCTAACTTTTCGTCTGCTGTAGGTATCCATGCGTTTGCTAAAGACATCATTAACCGCGCTTACTTTGACATTGTTAATGCAGAACAAGAATGGCCTTATCTTTTAGAAGGCGTACCAGAAGAACCTTTTTCAGGTTCATTGTATCTTGAAACAGTAGTAGGACAAAAGTTCTACCTGTTAAAAACAGCCTCTGCTGACATTAGAACTGATTTTCGTACTGTTGACTGGGATAATTTTTACATTACTGACTACGGCGTAGCTGGTGCAACTGATCCCTATACAAGCCAGAAACTCAACTACATTACAACAGAACAATATAACCTTCACTATCGAGACGAAGATAACGATAGCGTATTTAAAGGCGAAGGTTACGACACTCCTCGACGAGTATTTAGAAGTGCTAATAGCCGTTACTTTGGCATTAGCCCTATACCAGATAAGGTATACAGAATTTATTTTAGTGCGTGGATTCAACCATCAAGACTTAGTTTGTTTGACGATGAGATTGTAATTCCTGATTCTTGGATCAATGTACTGTACGCTAGGGCGCGTTACTATATGTGGCAGTTTAAAGAATCACCACAACAAGCAGCCTTTGCTCAGCAAGAATACGAAGACGGACTTCGTAAGATGCGAAGAAATCTTATGGAGTTTCATCCTGATTATATGTCAGATGATCGTGTAAGGTATATCTAAATGGCAGTAGCGCAACCATTTACTGTAGTTCCTCAAGGCGGGTTAGATCTCATATCTACTCCGTATGAACTATTGAGAAAGCCTAACTTAGCTACTACACTCAATAACTTTGAAATTTCTAACGAAGGCGGCTACAGGCGTATTAATGGCTTTACTGCTTTTGGCGGTGGGTCAGCTACTCAGCCTGAAGGATCTAATCAAATCTTCGGAGTACAGCCTTACGGTGCTGGCGTTGTTGTCTGTGTCAACACATCTGTTTATTATTCAGAAGACGGCATCACATGGACACAAATTAATAAAGACTTGTCTGCTGGCGGGAACGATGCTGCACTAGCCGCTGCTGCTGTTATAGATAGACCTGCACAAGGACAGGCTCAGTTTGCTTTAATGCAAGCTCCTGTAAATAAAACCAACGCTGATTACGGTACGTTAATTATTGCTACAGGTGCTGATCAAGTAGCTTTGTTTAGAATTGAAGGTACTGGAGGATCTAAAACTTGGTACTATCAAGAACTTAGTACCCCTAGCGCAGGGCAGTTTGTAGAAATACACGAACAACATCTGTGTATTGTAGACACTACAAACGCGCCTAGCACAGTATTTTATAGTGCTAATAACAGAGATGATGATTTTTCCGGTACTGGCTCGGGGTCAGTTACCGTTAATGATGTAATCGTAGGTATTAAAAGCTTTCGTAATGATCTGTATATTTTTTGTGAAAGATCTATTAAAAAGCTTATTAGCATTAACGACCCTGCTTCAATCAGAGTCGATGATGTAACAGAGGACTTAGGTTGTGTCTCTGGATATACAATCCAAGAAATAGGAGGTGATCTTATCTACTTATCTCAGGATGGGTTTCGTACTATTGCTGGTACAGAACGCATTGGAGATATTGAACTAGGCATAGTAAGTAAGAATATTCAACCTCTTGTTTCTACTATTACTAATAGCCCCGGTTCTTACATCTTTAATAGTTTAGTTATTAAGGGGAAAGATCAATATAGATTATATTACAGTACATCAGGCGGTGCATCGAACAACCAAAGAGGTATTATTGGTACGCTACGAGTAGACGCACAAACAGGCGCTTATGGTTTTGAATGGAGTACTTGCTCGGGGTTTGACGTAGGTTCAGTAGGTGTTAACTTTAACGGAGCAGCTGCTTATTATCACGGAGATTTATTAGGTAACATTTACATACACGACTCTGGCGATGACTTTGCAGGTACTCCGATAACTTATGTTTATACAACAGCCGACATGGACTTTGGAGATCCGGGCTTAAGAAAAACTTTACACTGGATGAACCTATCTACTGAGCCAGAAGGAACAACAGATATTGATTTGCAATGGAAGTTTGATTTTGCTTCTACAGGAATTATACAGCCTCCGTTGACAGAGATTGGTCCACTAAGCTTTGGAGCAGTGTACGGCACTGCCGTATATGGTACTGACGTATATGGTATTTCAACACCGTTAAAAAGAGTTAACTTAAGAGGATCTGGTACTTCGGTATCTTTTAGTTTTACAGGATCAGATTCTTACCCACCTTTTAAAATAACAGGTATGTACATTACATTTGTACCTATGGACAGAAGATAAATGGCAGGATACACAAGACAAACAACTTTTGTAGATGCAGCTACTATCGAAGCGGCTGATCATAACAATGAATTCAACCAAGTCCAAGCAGCGTTTTCAAACACAACTGGACATAGCCATGACGGAACAGCAGCCGAAGGCCCTGTTATTGGAACCATTGGCGATGCAGGTTTAGCAACTCCGCTTAATAAAATTCTAGTTGATTCTATTAATGATCGACTTGAGTTTTGGATTGACGTAGCTAGTTCGTCAGTAGAGCAGATGTACGTTGCTGATGGAGTTGTGGCTCCTGTAACAAATAGCGATGTTGATCTTGGAACCAACACAGAAAGGTTTAAAGACGTATACGCAGATACACTTACACTAACTACTATACCGTGGATTGATCCGTCTAATAACCTTAGTGATCTGACTGACGCAGCCGCTGCTCGAACTAACTTAGGCGTATCTTCAACAGCAGAGACTTTACTTGTAGCCAATAATCTTAGCGACCTTAGCGACGACGCGGCTGCTCGAACTAACTTAGGTGTAGATGCTTCAGGTACTGATAATAGTACTAATGTTAC